GCATTACTAGATTCCGCGCAGCTCCTTAACCAATTTGACGCTTAGTTTCCCTGGTCTGTTTACTCCATTACTCTCTGTCTGTTTATACCCCTCCCATAAACCCTTTGTGCTCGCAGAATCAAACACAAATGACGCGGCAGATTTGGATGAGTCTTGGTATTCCTTGAGCTTTTCTTTGTAAGTACCTAGAGTTGGTCCTACGCTGTCATTCCAGGCAAGGCCAACAAGCCTATTCATATGAGCTTCCCAGTCGCTCAGTCCTCCTTTACCGTCATAAGCAATGGGAACATTGCCAAAGCCTGAGTAATAGTCAGTATTTCTGTCGACAGAACCCCACGAAAATCCGCTTAGTGTGTATGTTTGATGTGGCTCTCGCTTGGTGAACAGATTGTTATACCCACTCTCGGCGGCCAGGAGATCAATCCAGTTTGCTCCTCTGGTGGGTAAGTATCTCCACATCTTCGGGGTGTTTACATTCATACCTGTTTCGGGATCAGTTGTTGTCTCGATCCATACATACGGATATCCTTCACTCGGCGTAGATTGTGGAGATCCCGGCCAATTCATATTTATCCAGAAACAGGTCTCCGTGCTATCTGCTAGCTCCTCGAATAAGGGATTCGATCCACCCACGCTAGGTGTGGGGTAGCTTCCGCTCTTCAAGGTTGATCCAGAGGACTCATATCTCTTGAAATAATTCCAGGGCTCAACACCTATCTTTCTGTCGTACAGACTTTCAACCTCTATAGTCGTAAAGTCCTTGATTTTGCCTGGGTAGCTATTAAGTAAGTCCTTCCTGTCCTCGTAAAACTTCTGTTCCGCATCTTGCAATGCTTTTATGGCGCTGAGAACTTCCGTTGTCTTTGGCAACGTGACATCCATGGTTCCCGTGTTGACAACAGGGTATCTGGCCATACGTTTAAGGAGTAAATGCTTCCTGCAGTGTGAACGTGTAAATCCTTCTGTTTGTAGAGGGTAGTACCTGTTCTGTGTAGCTACCGTTCTTTAGACGATACCTTTTTGACGAGCTTGAGAACGGCGTAATCGTTGCGAGGAAATAGTCTCCTACCGCCACTAAGTCGAGATTGGCCTTCAGCGCACTGGCGTCGGCTGTCCGCAGTGGCTTGGTCGTTATCTCGTATTCAGTGATTTTCGAGTTTATGCCGTCCTTCTGGATTTGCTCGTAGCCATCGCCGAATCCGTACTTCTTTACCCTATGCGTCACCTTCTCGGTGACGTTAAGGGTCAGATCTAAGGCAAGTGCTCTATCGGCCACTCAACATGCCTCCTGGTCGCTTCTCTTCAAGGATGACGCGCTTAACAGCGCTATCAATAGCTTTACTGAGTTTACCGGCCTGGTCTCCAGACATTTGCGTGTCTGTTTTACCTTCGTTGTTCACATTAACTGTGATATTGGTGGTTATAGGTGCTCCAGCACCGCCGCTACCTTTCATATCTACTGGAATCGCCTTCCCGTTGGGCAATGGCACAATCGCTTCGTTGTACGCGCCCTCCCCTACCAGGCCCAGCGTAGGTCGCTTTACGACACCTCCTTGAGCAAATGCCTGGAAGCCCCCAACAAGAATGTTCCCGTTCCGGCTGAATACTGCGGAGTAGTCCGGAGGCCCATCTTTGAGGAACATGCCGCCCCCGCCGGAACCCATTCCACTCATTAGGCTCTCCAGCCCGAAGCCACTTGGTGCGCTCCCTCCTCCGCCTCCTCCGCCAAATAGCCCGCCAAATATCCCACCTCCTCCGCCTCCACCCATTGTGTTGCCAAACAGTCCAAGTAGTGATTTCAGCACAATCATTTTGATCATGTCTGCAATGATCTTTTGTGCCATTTGGAAGAACGAATCGGCAACACTCGTAAACATGTCAGCGAGGACTTCCTTTACTGTCTTTGAGCCCGTAAGAATGTCGCGTACACCGAACGAAAATGCTTGACCAACGGCTTGGCCAACCCCAGACGCCACATCGCTGAGCATTTGGAACTCATTGCGCATTGCCTCAAATTCGCCCTGTCGCTCAGCATCGAATAGCTTCTGCTGTCTGAATGCTTCAAATTTTGCTCTTAGCTCGTCGGCCGCATCCCCTGTAGCGGTACGCCAATCACCATTTTCTTGATCAAGACGTGCAGCTTCTGCTGCGATTTCACCTTCCGCCAGTATGCGTTGCTGCTCGCGAGGGTCGTAGTACGTCTGGGCCTGCATCTGTGCACTTCCCGTGATGATGCCCTGGGTTGTTCCCAGTGCACTTTGACGGGTCTTATTCATCATGTCGATGATGGCTGCTTTTTGCCGTTCGGCATTCAGCGCTTGTAGCCGCATCTTTAATTCTGTGTCAAGCTGTTCTTTCGTTCCACCCGGTCCGTAGAAGCGTTTCTTCAAATCTGCTTCGATCTCTTTTAGTTTTTCCGCAGTCATCCCCCGCTGCTTTCCGGCTTGTTCAATAGCCTCCGCCATCTCTCTTTCGTAAATCCTGAGTTTTGCAAGTTGCTCGCCGTATATGGCAACTTTCTCAGGGTCCATCCCCTTCTTCGCAGCCTCAGCAAATGCTTGGACTTGAATCGTGACGTCCTTAAACTGCTCTACAGGAATATTTGGAGCCAGAGCTTTAAAGAACTGCTCTAGGTTCTCTTGATTGGTAATTTCTTGGTTGCGTTTTTCGAAGGTTAGTAGCTGATCATTCAAACTAATTAGCCCTCGCTTCGCTTGTTCAATTCCTCCTGTCGAGGGGGCGGCCACTGTAGGAGTACTCATATCCGGTCTCGCAGTCGGCGCACTACCGGTCGCTTTACTACCCTGCTGAAGGTGCAGGAATCTATTGCCAAACCCAAATCTCGAGGGTGCGGTATACCCTCCCCCACTGCTGTCGTATGCGACAGGTCCCACGGGTACAGGTACTGGTGTGCCCATCGGTACCGCTAGATCGATGGCCCCACTACTCGCCCCGGGACGTCTCCCTCGGGTCGCATCATGGGCTACCTGTTCCATTCTCAGCAGTCGCTGAAGCTCACTGGAGCTTGTGACCCTCGTGATGTCTTTGTTGATGTTTGACAGCACGATGTACTTCACTCCCATCTGTTGCCATGCTTTAATGATCGCTTCGGCTTCTTTTAGGACGTTTGCAGGGTTTGGTCCCCTTAGATCCAAATGAGGGCCACTGCTCCTACCGCTGCTTCCTACACGTGCTGTAGCGCCTGCCCCGCCGGGGAGCATGGCACCGCCCCCTGTGGGGGTGCTTCCACCAGGGGGGTTGCTTCCTCCTAAATTTGCAAGTTCTTGTTGCTTTCTTGCATATTCTGCGGCGTCCATCTCAATCTTGGCGCCTTGTTTCTTCATTTCCAGAATTTTCTGGGCAATGTCATACTTGTAGTTTTCAATTTCTTTTTCGATCTCTGCTGCACGAAGTTGGAATTCTCTTCGGCGGGCCTCAATCGCAGTTTCCCCTTTCTCTTTTTCACTAATGTAGGTATTCAGCGCCTCAAGGGCAGCTGCCGATGCTCCTTCTTGGCCATCGATCAGTTTTTTGTTGTAGATGTCAAGCTCTCTTACACGCAGCTCTTCGCCAGCTTGAAATACTTCTATTTGCTGGCGAGCCAGCTCCATGCGAGCCGAAAATTCGGCATTAGCTGTTTCGCGGGCTAGATCTGCTTGTTGTTTGGCCAGTTGTTCATTGGCTGCGCCGATCTCTTTCTTTCTGGTCTCTACCTCGTCTGACAGCGATTCTCTTTTCTTTGTCTTTTCGTAGTCTGTAAGAGTATCGGTATATTCTTTCTCTGCCGCGAAGCGTGCACCGACCGCTTTTTGTAGTTCTGACTCCTTACCCTGTAGCGCGCTTGTGAGCGCGTTTATACCTTGAATATCCAGTCCGAATGCAAACCCTTTTCTGTCTGCCAGCTCTTTCTTAAGCTTCTTGATGTCTTCTGTTAGTTGATTGACTTTCTTGTCTGCGTCGTTAAAAGCGTCTTTTTGCTCGGCAAGCTTACTAGTAACAATGCTCTCAGCCAGTTCTTTTTGTGCGCGGGATGCAGCAGATGAATTCTCATCGACGTATTTAAGTTCTCTATTCAGGCTCTGCAGAGCATCCTTAGCCCTTTTATCGCTAGCAACTTTTTCTTGAGCTCTCTGCCACCTGCCGAAGGCGTCTACAACAGCTGTTATCGCCAACTGAACCAGTAGCAAAATAGCGTTGAACTTAAGCATGTTCAACGCCAGCATCTTCATACCGTTACCAAGGGCATTTGCCGCAACATTGGCGGTCGTCATTGCTGTACCTGCTCCCTTAGCAGCAGTGCCCGTAGCCGTAAGAGCAGCAGCTAATTGATTCACTGCTGGGACCGCTACTCCAAGACGAGCTATTAGCGCTGTGATTGCTTGCCCTAAGGCTGTCATCATCGTGCCCGCAGCAAGCAGTGCCTGACCTAGTGCACGTTGAATGGCTGCGGCAGCAGACGTAACTGCCGCCACAATTGTGCCCCACATCTGCGTGAACGCAATTCCGCCGGCTACCAGCTTCACAAAGCCCATTACACCGACAGTTTCCAGCAGCTTGAACTGGGCAGTTAGTGAACTGAAGTACTGGACAAGCGGAAGGTTTAGAAACTGCCCGTACAGCTGTAGTAGCGATGATGTTGCTGAGATTAAGGGCTGTGCTGCAGCCAGAAGGTTCTGGAACGCTTGCAGCAATTGCTGAAAGACTTCGACTTTAAGACCTACGAATCCAGAGGCTAAAGCACCTAAGCCTTGCGTGAGGCTCGCAATGCTTTTTGCTAAAAGATCAAATACGTTGCGCAGCGGCTCTGCCACTTTTGCCGCAAGAGCTGCGATCTTTGTTGAAATTCTGTCTAGGGCAGTGGCGGCATCTTCCGCAATTTGTTTGCTTTGCGCCTGCCCTCCACTCAACGCTCTTGAATTTCCAACTGATTGTGTTCCTAGGGTCGAGAAAGCCCCCGCAATTCCCCCTCCAAGAGCTTTGGCTGCGGCGAACGCCTGTTCTTTAATTCCACTTAAAAGTCCGTAGACCTTCCCAAGCCCAGCAACCAGGGGATCTACTAACGGTGCACCAAATTCCTTACCCAACAGCTCGGCAAGGTCTCGGAGGTTAGACGTGATTCCACTGAAGCTTTTAGCCGCTATGGCTTGGCCAGCTACAGCAGCTTGTAGTTTCTTGTTTAGGAAACCAACAACACCCTCTGTGCTTGTCTTCGCCTTACTGACGTCTTCGTTTGTTATGCCTAAAGCTTTTGCCAGGTATGAATCAGTTGTAATGTCACCCCGCAAGATTGAACCAATCTCTTGTCGGGCTTGGTATAGCGGTATGCCGAAAGTACCAAGAGCACCTGAGAATGCAATTGCTAGGTCTTCAGCATCTTTTAAGCTCCCTCCAACTGACCCGATTTGCTGGGCCACCATGCCAAAGACTTCAACAACTTCACCACTAGTAACACCAGCGAGATCCAGCGACCGCTTTCGGATACTATCAATCCGCTTTTCAATCGTGCCGGTTAGAGCAACAATTGCTTTGTACGGGTCTGTTACTACTTTCCCGTTTACCAGCACGTCATTGGTCGAAGCCAATGCAGTCTGTGTCTTTAGAAGCTGCTCGCGAAATGCAATCTCTTGGCCTAGTGTTGCTTTAAAGAAACCCCCAAATGCGCCCTGGAGTGCACCAACGATTTGCTGAAGACCGTAAAGCGCAAAGCCTGCTTTTGCCAGATTATTGGTTAGCTTTCCGACTGCACTTATTGAACCCTCGAATGAATTCTTTAGGATGTTTCCAGCCTTGGCGCCTTCCTTAAGATCCTGGCTGATCTGTGGAATTTGCTTTGTGGTCTGGATTAGCTTCTGCGCTGATTCAATCTTGTCTTGGAGAAAGGGTGTGCGTTGCGCAACATTTAACGTAGTCTTTAGGGCGCCCCCAATTTCTTCAATGTCTTTTTTGAGTCGTCGAATATTATTCGCTGCGGTGCTAATCGAGAAATCTATTTCACGTTTCTTATTCGCTACGTTATCGGCCGTCTTGCCGAGGTCGCTGATATCCTGCTTTGCCCTTCCGGTCTCAGCGGAAATAAAAAGAGTTAGGTCCCCAAGAGAAGCCACAGCGCACCTTTCCGTTTTCTTATTTTAGCTGGCTTCTAAATCGATGTGACCTTACTTAGCGCGGCTACTACGTGAACGGGTAGCTTCCTTTCTCTGATCACCTTATTTAAGATCTCCTCGGTTTCGGTCTGCTTTGCGGCTACTTCTTCGTTCAAAACAAAAGGCAATAGCTCGTCAAGCGTCAGCTTTGCCTCCTTCTTGCTACCTGCTAAGGCTTGAGCAACATTGACGACTACTAGTGCTAACTTTGCCGTCGATATAGAGGCTATATTGGCGCGCCTTTTTTCTTCCTCGTAGACGAACTCTAAGAGCATATTTACCTCTTTTAAAGGTGTTCGCAAAAAGGTTGCACGAGTATAGTCCTCCCCAAAAGGAGAGACTTTTAGTTTTAGGTACAGCTTGGTGACGTCGAGAGGCTTTTGCGCCAGGAACCTTCGATAACTGTCTATGTGCTTTTCTGGATCCTCGTCACCCTCATTCAGTTTCCCGCTTCTTCCTCACCAGTGGGCCAGCCATTTCGCTCCCAATTAATGAACGTAAAAATGTCGTTCAACAACCGGCTGGGAATCAGAAGGGTGTCTTCTCGCGTCCAGTCACGAGTCTCTACCCATTCGTTAGTTTCCTTGATCTCCCCTCTGAACCGCAAGAAGAGTGTCACCATCTCAATTTGCTGCTCAGCGACCGTCGAACTATCCTTTTGGATTTCTGCCAGTTCTTCGGCGTGCTCGTACAGAACCTCATTATCGCTTTCAGTATTGCTAAGCAACTCCAACGCATCCTTGACGCCAATCTTGCGCTTTTTGGAAACCGCTTTTGCGATTTTAAGCAGGGAGTACGTGTTCTGTGCCTGCTTCCTGGCAATATCCTCGACGCCCTCTGCTTCGCCCGCAACAAGATCTTTATAGATCGGGAAACGAAACGGGAGAATCTCGTGATATTCCTTTTCTTTGAAAAAAAGCTTTGCGTAACGGCTCATCAGTCTATGAAAAACGATGTATCTGACGCCACAAGCTCTGTGGCTGAGTTTTCCGCGTCAGGTGGGATAACCACAGTCAATTTACCACCCTCTTCGGTAATGAGTGTCATCAATGAAGACGAAAAAGGGGCGATATAAACCGCCCCTACTTCCAGTAACTCGCCTGACACTGTGCAGTTAATAAAGTACGATTGCTTGTCTTCTGAGACCAGCAGATCGTATTTCATCAGTACACGGTCAGAGCAGTCGAGCTGGCGTCGTAGATTCCCGACCAGATGCGGCCACGGGACTGGAACGTCCAGGAGTATTCGATCAGGCCGTCAGAAGGCGAAGCCTCAGACACGCCCGTGATACAAGCTTGGAACATGCGAGCGTGGTACTTGTGGTTGCCTGTGGTGTCGGCTCCGAGGTAGGTGAACTGTTCCACCCAAATCTCGGTATCAGGATCCGACTCGGCGTCCAGGACCAGCCTCAGACCGGGATCAACGTCAGCGTTCGGGACGCCACCAGTAGCCAGGCTATTGATGAAGTAGGCGGAGCAAGCCAGTTCACCAGCTTGGGTCACACCCACGGAGTCGCGCCAGCCGCTGTCACCCAGCAAATAGAACTCCTGAGAGTTGGGCGACGGGGTGAATTCTGCCTTCGTGGCCCCTTTGAGCCAGTTATAGGTCAGGCCAGTCGGAGCGGTGATTGCGCCTGACGACACAGTAGCGGTTTTACGGGTGCTGCCAGGGTCAGCGACACGGACGATACGGTCCCGCCCCTTGGCAAATGCACCACCAGGAAGATTAGCCATTAGCCTCTCTCAGGTTGAATCGAGTAATCGGGGATAAAAACTTTCAGCGTTTCAAATGAGATGTCAGTTTGCGGTACGTGGACTGCATCCTGAATATCAGGGAACCACTGAAAGAGAAGCTCGCGCACCTCGGCTAGTGTTTGAGCCGTGTCGTAGCTGGTGAGATTGATCGGCCAACGGACGTCCAGAATCACGGCTTGCGACAAGGTGGGCTTGTTCACCATTTCGGGGACTTCGTCGATGACACATTCAATGCCACTAACTGTCCAGTCTTTGGGAACTTGCTGCTGGCCCCGTACCCATAGGGCGGGGGACGTAGATCCATCTGGAAGATTATAGTTTCCCAATCTGGACCCAATTGCCGAGTTAATTAGGCCACGTATTTGTGTGATACTAGCCATTTAACTCTCTCCTAAGTATAGTCTCAAAGAACTTCTTAGGGTCTACGTTCTCCAGAGCCGTCTTTGTCCAAGGGCGTGCAGGCCATTCGCCGCCTCCCTTCAGCTTTGTACCTTCATGAACTTGAAGGGCATACTCAACGGGCCAGCTGAACTGATACCTATTGTTTCCGGCCTTTTGGACCGTCTGGCTTGCGCGCAGGCGGCCTGTGTCCACGATGTCGCGTAAGCTTCCATCATTCCACTTCCATTTATCAGCTGATATTTCACTGGTGTACTCAGCTGATAGCCGATTTACAAGTTCTTGAGTAGCGGCCGTAATCGCTCGATCTAATACCTTGGTATCGACCTTCTGTTGTTTAGCCATTTCAGCCTCCTTTGCCAACTTGCTCAAATACACCAGAAAACTCCTGGTGCAGTGTGTTTCGAGCAAAAGTGAGGGAGTTTGACCCTAGATCCGTTAATCGTAACGTCCCGGATACACCGTTCACGGTGCAGGAGGCAACGGCGCCTACTTTGACTTTTGGGCTGAACGTTGTCGGACTGAGTAAGCGACCCTTGCAACTGAACTTTGCCTCATCAATGCCAGCCTTATAGTCTTGACTACTAGTCTGCAATTGGATATGAGCCGTATAAGTCTCCGCAGTATCTACGGGGACTTTGTTGCCCGTGTTTGGGTCTATGGCGTAAGTGCTATAGACCTTAAACACCAAGGCTGCGTTATCAAAGGGTGCGTAGGCTCCCATCAGAACGCAAATCCTACGTTAATGAGGCTGCGTTGTAAGGCGTTGAAGGTTGCACCGTATGCCGTTGCTGCGTAGCCCAGTTCGCTCTTGCTTCCTGAACCTACCCCGACTTGTGCACCTATAGCTTGGGTTCTGGAGGCCAACAGATGAGCAGCTAAGTAGCTTATGCCGTTATCGTGCTGAGCGCCCCAGACCTCACTATCACAGAAAAGCTGAGCTTCGGCGATTGCCCCCGCCACTACTGCAGGTTCCAGATTTCCAAATTCAGGGAATCTGGACAGAAAAGTGGTGGAGGTTACGGCCATCAGCCTTCTCCTTCAGTAATCGCCTTTACTCGCTTGGCAATCGCGTTCTTGATCCTGACGCGGTTTTCAGCAAAGTCCCACTCTTTGAGCAGGTCCAGGTCAAAGGTAGCGTCAATAGCATCAAGCGCATCTTTTACGGGCATAGTGGTGAGACCCCCGGCCGCTTTGACCGAGGTGTCCACCACTTCCACGTCTTCTTGCACTTTCAGAGCGCCGAGGGAGAGCAGGTCCTTTACCAGTGGCAGTCCCTGAATCTTCTCCCAGTCAGCCTGAGAGACATCACGGTTTACACCGGACTTAAGTTGGACGTGCTCGGTACCGCCTGCTTTGTTCCCGATGATCGAGAAACCAAGTGTGACTTCTTTGTCACGCGGCGGGTTTTCCAGCTGAGGCGTGTAAGTGATAATCATGTTCTGAAAAACTAGGTCTTATCAGGCTTTTTCGACGTAAAGTGCGCTCTTGGGGTAGTACAGAGCGACGCCGCCGATGCGGGCGTGTGCCGCCACGGTGAACTCCAGGTTTTGGCGCACAGGGGGCAAAAACTCCAGAGTGCGGGGCACGTGCAGCTGCAGCTTTTCTGGGCTGCGGTCGTAGCAGATGATGCGGTCCTTGGACAGCTTGCTGCCAGACTTCGAAGCTTCCAGCTCGTTGATCGGCTCGATAGAGCGGATCATGGGGTTAGTGCGGAGGAAGAACTCCATCACCGTGGTATCCGAGGTGGTGCTACGGGGAGTGGTGCTGATAACGCGATACACGTCGTAGGGCACCAGCATCGTGTTGGGAGCCTCCTTCATGTTGGAGTTCTGCACGATGCGGGTAGGAGCCTCATTCAGCAGCTCCAGCATCTCGTCGGTGGTGATGGTTGCGTCGTCAAACCACTTCGAGGGGACAAGCTTGTCGACGTTGGCGTTGTTAAAGAAGCCGTCCATCGCCACGGCACCATCGCCGAAGTAGGCGACCTCTTGGACTTTCTCCTCATAGGCGCGACGCACAGCATTGGCGCGGCGCTGCTCCAGGTTCATGCCGGGCACCATGGCGGCGGCACGGGTTTCCTGGATCGTGTAGGAGAAGGAGGCGCCCAGGCTGCGAACAGCATGAGTCACTTCCTTGCGCAGGACGTCCGCACGCGGCAGATCGCTTGCCTTGTCCTGAATAAGCTTCATTTTGCCCTGAGCATCAAAGATGCGGTAGGTGAAGCTGTCAGCACCAGGACCCACTTCAGTGGAAATGGGGATGATCTGGGAGTACTTGATGTCAGCGTATTGGACTTCAAAAGTCCGGGCCAGAATCTGCTCAAGCTCTCTAGCAAGAAACAGACCGGCGTCGTCGTTGCGAATATCAGTCATTGGTTGGGTGCCTCCTATCAGGTGTCTGCGGAAACAGTGAAGGTCGGGATGTCGATCTCCAGGAGGGCAATGCCACCGGCTGCAGCTGCGCTGAGCCAACGGGCACCAGCAGTCACCTCGAAGGTCTTACCGGCAGAAGCGGTTTTGCCGAAACGGCCCTTGTATCCGCCATTGGTGGCGGCACTGGCGTGATCGGTGTGGTACAGCCGTACGGCGTCGCCCAGGGCAACGGCGTCAACGGAGTACACAAAAATGACGCCCTTGCTCAGGACATTCATCACTTGCTTGTTGGCGTAGCCGACTCGACCATCGGAGGTCTTAACGGTGCCAGGAATGGTGCCGGTGCCTTGGTAAGAACCATTGGCGTTGGCTTCAAAGGTGTAGCTGTCTGCAGCAATGCCCAGGACTTTGGTTCCAGTAGCCCCGGCGGGGAGCTTGGCGCCAAGACCAGAGGTAGCGGCGCTATCAATGATCACGGCGTGACCAAAAGGAATGACAGCAGACGATTCATTGGTGTACGACCGGGAGACATAAGCCTGCAGGTCGCCGAGCATGCCTTCGTGACCAACAGTCAGGGTCTGAGGGTAGGAACCCTGAGCACCTGCGGGATTGGCGACGGTAGTGGTGGTGTAGGTAATAGCCATTACTTTGCGCTCCTATCAAACGTGAGCAGTGAGGTCTGACTTCCAACCGTTCAGCAGACGCTCACGGTAGGAGGATTGGCTGTCCATCTTCTCGGCCGCGTGGACTTGGGCCAGGGCAGCACGAACTTCAGCCACATTGGAGCCATCTTCCTCAGGCTGGAAGTCGGCGTCCTCTTTGATCTCCTCCTCGTCACCTTCCATGTCTTCCATGGCGGCAAGTACACCGTCAAGGACACCCAGAAGGTAGTCGTTGGAAGCGTCTTCGCGGGGGGCTTTCTCAAAGACGTTCTCGTATGCAAGCGCCATGATCTGGTGCTCGTTCTCGCCGTCAAACTTGTAGTTCTCAGGGAG